GCGTCGAGAGCTTGAAAGCTTCTTTGGCACGTCAAAACCCCAACCGTCTGTATATCTGGGAAAGTGTCGCGAACGGTTTTAATTGGTTTTACCAGCATTGCGAGCAGGCGAAGAAGGACCGTCATATGCGGTTCGTCTTCATCGGCTTCTGGGCTAACCCTACGTATTCTATCCCCAAAACAGACCCGGACTACAAGGTCTACTGGGACGGTCGCCTGGACGACGAGGAGGTCCGCAACGCCCGTCTGGTCAAGCAGCAATACGGCATAACCGTCAAACCGGAGCAGGTCGCATGGTGGCGCAGGGAAAGCGAATTCCGCGTACAGGAATACATGTGGCGCCACTTTCCGTGGCACGAAAAGCAATGCTTCATCGCTTCGGGGTCGTCTTTCTTCCCGGCCCAGAGGACCTTGGAAATAAGCGAGACACTGAGCCAAGTAAAACCGTACAAGGGCTATCGGTATCTTTTCGAGGAGCGATTTCTCTCAAGTCGGATTGAACAGGTCAAGAAGCCCGACGATGCAATGCTTAAGGTCTGGGAGCCGCCAGACCCCGCGGGTCATTACGTCATCGGTATCGACCCGTCTGGCGGGGGTGGCGACGACGCGAACAACCACGCGATAGAGGTCCTGCGCTGTTATGCAGACCGAGTGGTCCAATGCGCGGAATTCAAGTCGAATAAGCCCTTGACGTACCAACTGGCTTGGGTCCTCGCTCATCTTGCAGGCGCCTATAAAGACCATATCGCCAATCTTGAAGTAACCGGCGTCGGGGCCGCAGTCTTGCCAGAAGTGCGCAATCTGCGGCAACTTGCGGAGCGCGGCATTCTTCAAGGCGATCCAGGCTCCGAAAGCATTCTCAACATGATCGGCGCAGTGCGATGGTTTCTCTACAAAAGACCGGACACGCTTGGGGGTGCCGGAAACGTTATCGCCTGGAAAGCCAATCAGGACAACAAAAGCCAGACCTACAGCGAGCTACGCGACAGCCTGATGCTGCACCGGATCGAGATCCGGTCTGTAAATCTCGTGCAGGAAATGCAGGCGGTGGTCGAGGACCAAGGCTGGATCGGCGCCGGCCCTGACACGGGCGAAAACGACGACCTTGTATCCGCATTGGTCCTGGCGCACCATGCCTGGATCGAGTGGCGCCGGCCGATGCTGGTTGCCAAGGGCAAGACGTGGGAAAGCATCCACGCTCACGCCGACCAACCCAAAGACCAAGCCATGGCGTTTTCAATCGCCATGTCGCAAGCCTACGGCGACCATATGGCCAAGATCAACAGGAAGTCGCGCAGTGCCAATCGTTAGAACATACGCCTGCGAACATTGCGGCACGTTCCTCGAACAGACACTCGAAGGCCATCAGTATGACGAGCCGCCGCCGGATTGTCCTCGCTGCAATGAAATCAGACCAATGCAGCAGGAATTCAAACCTCCCGCCATTGTCGGACATACGGCTAGATCGAAAGCCGAGGCAATTACCGAGGACGTGCTTCGCAACGACTATCATGTTGCCGACCTCAACCAAGACAAGTACGAGCAGACCCCCCAGGTCCGATATACAGACAGCAGCAACACACCCAGTCAGGCGTCCACCTGGACTGCCGGCCAGGAGAGCCTTGAACAAGCCGTGGCCCTGGGTCGCCAGAACCGTCTTAAGTACGGCAGTGGTCTGGATATTCTACAAAACAATCTTAAAAACGGCACTGAGGTCGATCTTATCGCGGCCTCGAAGCGCCGCGCCATGAGGGTCTGGTAATGCTCAAGATACCAGACAAAGGCATCGACCTCGACATGTGGGTCAAGGAAAAGGTGGACGAGTGCATGGCGTCCGCCCAAGAGCGCGGCATGATCTACACACGAGCCGCGCAATATTTTTATACCGGGACAACTGCCGGCCAAGCGGCGATCTATAACAAGATCAAGCCGTTCATCGAACGTCTGTCTGGTTTCCTGATGCAGCCGACCGACGTGCGATTTGCCGTAATCTACGATGCCGGCGAACCCGAAGACGTACTTGAACGCGCGCAGATGATCTCCGACAAGCTCACTGCGGATTACAGACAGACCGACAGCGACATCTGCTTTGCCGAGGCTCTGGTCTGGTCCCTCGTAAATGGGTGCCAACTCTTAAAGCACATATCCAAAGATGAAGGCTTCCACATCAGTCCCGTGCATCCGCAAAATTTCGGCGTCATTGGCGAGACAATACTTGACCTCGATGAGCAAGAAGTCTTCTGTCACGTTTCGTATCCGACATTGTCCCGGCTGCGCTCGATGCTCGAAGAAATGGGTCATCCGAAGCGGCGCGAGATCATTGGTCGCATTCTGGACGCCAGACCGGCCGATAAAGACGAAGAAGAACCCAGCTATTTCCACCAAATGGTCATTGGCGGTTTGCAGCCTTTGGGGGACATTGGAAAAGTCCCATCTGGGTCGGGCATTGTAAACGTTTTTCCCGTCCCGACGCCGTGGAAGCCGCAGCGGCAGACCATGCCGACGCTGAAGTTCTGCGAGCTTTGGGTAAAAGACCGCGACCGCGGCGGCGACTACACGACCATCCAGCTTGTGTACGGCCATGAGCCAATCATTATCGAAGGCGAAGATACCAGACGAAACCTATCGCGAGTGCCCGGACATCATCCTTTCGTTAAAGTCCAACCCGCCCAGACGCCTGGATATTTTTTCGGAAGATCTGTCATCGCAGATGTTCAATTGCTGCAAGACGTTCTTAGTAAACGGCTACTCGATATTAAAACCATGTGGGATCGTAACGTTAACGCCCCCCAGGTTTTCTCTGGATTTACGTCTGTTACGGAAGAAGACTACTTCAAGATCATCAACGAAGGCGGATTTCTTAATGACCCAAACCCAAATGCCAAAGCAACAAAGCTCGTTGATCCGCCGCCGGAAAACTATCTTCAAGAACTCGACTTCCTATTTAAGTTGTTCGATGAAGCAAGCGGATTTAGCCCAATCATGGGTGGTCAAGGGGAGCCAGGAGTTCGCGCTGGCGTTCATGCGCAAACTCTCGTCAGAACTAGTTCGCCACATCTCATCGACCAAGCAGCGCGAGTTGAAAGACAGCTTGCGCAATCAGGGTATATCTCTTTCAGATTGATGCAGGCCAATGATCCCTCAATTTACACTACGTCTGACAACAAAATCGAATTCACGCTATCTGATATTCCCGAAGATTTCCAGGTCCAGGTGGATAGTCATTCGGCATCACCTGCGTTTGCTGAAGATAATCGCCAAGTCGCCATTGCCTTGGCACGCGCAGGGGCGGTTGATGCTGAAGACCTTATCCACATGCTGCACCCTCCTGGCGCGGAGCTTTTGTTGGCGCGTCTGAAACAGCGCCAAAAGGCGGCGGCACAGCAAAAGCAACAGGAAGACCAGAAGGAATTGATCGAAGGCGTGCTTGGCTTCCCGCAGGGCGGCCGGCAAGGAATGCAGCGTAAAAAAGGCGGCGGCGGTGGACAAAAACAGGGCGGATAGCTATACGTCTGGTTTGCCTGCCTTCGTCCGGTATCTCACACCAGCCCCGTACCCCCAGTGACGGGGGCAGGCAACCATAAGGTTTTTTATGGCCAACACGGACTTTCCAGACGATGATCAAGCAGGACCTCCGGGTGGTGGTCCGCCTCCGGGTGGAGGAGGCGATGGCGCTTCGGGCGGCCCGCCTCCGGCTCCTCCGGGTCCTCCGCAGCCCCCAGGCGGCGGTCCTGTTCTGGCTGCGCTCGCCCGAAGAGGCCAGTCCCCTCCTGTTTCTGCTCCTGGCGCAGGAAACGTTGCACAAGGTCTTATGCAGCTTAAAAGCGCCGTGGATATGATCCAACAGGCGCTCCCGAACCTGCCGGCAGGCTCGCAGCAACACAAGGACGCCATTCGCGCCGTGCAGGCCATTTCCCGACATCTGCCGCAGGGCACGCCCACAGCCGGCGTGCAACAGACCCAGCTTAAGGACATGTTGCAGGCCACCATCCGTAATGCGCTCATGCAGAAGATTGTCGGGCAGCAAAGTCAAAATCCCGGCGGACCACAGGGTCCCGGCGGACCGCCGTCTGGAATGGCTGGCGTCCCGCCGCCGCCGACCCCCTCGACACCGTTGCCCGGAGCGTGATAAGGGGCTGAAAAGCAGAGGATTACAGACATGGCCCAAAACAGGTCATATGACCCGCCCATCACTTCACCGCCTGAAACTCCACCTCGCACTATCTTGCAGGTGAACACCCAGTCGGAAGTGTCGGAGTGGGGCGCAATCCGCAAAGTGGTTCCGAAGCCCGACGGCGGCGTGCCATTGCAGCCGTCTGTAATCGGAAAGAGCAACAGTGCCTGATCCACTTGAGCTTAAGATTACGCCAGATGAAGCGAAGTCGGCAGAACACCGGCTTCGCAATCTTTATGCGCCGGCCGCCCTCGAATACTTGTTCCGCGTAATGAACGATCACCAGGAGGACCCGGAGCTTCGTCTGGAAGCGGCCATTGTCCTGGCGACCGAGGCATCGGTGCCGCATTACGGATGTGACGAGGACGAAAGCAATGCCGCGTAACATTACAGACGAAGAATATAATTTTCTCCAAGGTCGGCGGCAGGTCGCAGACTTTGTCGAAAGCATCTACAACGATCCGGTCCTGGCCAAAGAGGCCAAGGCATTGATCAAGAAAAAATATCCGAACCTGCAAATCCCGGATTACGACATCGAGGCCAAGCTTGAAGAGCGCCTGGATGCGGCCGAAAAAAAGCGCAAAGACGAAGACGACGCGAAAAAAAGATCCGAGGAAGACGGACGCTTTGCCAAGCTCCGCTCGGACACACAAAAGAGCTACGGATTTACAGACGAAGCCATGAACCGGCTCGAACAGCTTATGATCGAGCGGAACATTGGCGACTACGAGGCTGCGGCCATGCTCATGGCGTCCAAGGAGCCTCAGACCAGCGACCCGACGTTCGATGACACCAGTCGCTGGAACCACGAAAAACAAGACAATTTCAAAGAAGTTTCGGCCGATCCCGAAGGCTGGGCGCGCAAGGAGATCCTGCGTGCATTCCAGACCCAGGCAAGACAGCAAAGATAAGGATAAATCATGCCCCGGCTCGGCGTTGGCCTCATCCCATCCGGCGCAATAGGCGACGAACTCGAAGTTACCGTTCGCCGCGTATTCGCCCAAATGGTCGTGGTTCTGCTTTACAGACAGAACCCGCTCCTGGCGCTCCTCCTCCGCAACGCGATCCGCGCATCCGGTGGTGTGTCTCCGTACACCCAACCTGTCCAGACGGGTCAATACGTCCAATCAAGCTGGATTGGGCCGGCAGGACAATTCAACCTGCCCCAGGACCGTGCCGCCACAATCAATGCAGAATTCAACCTCTGCGCCTTGGCCACGCCGGTTTCCAGCCTTGGTCTGGAACAGCTTGTCACCCAAGACGCCATTGCCGTCGCGTCCAGGTTGATGCTAAAGCTCAACGACATGAAGAATTCGGCTCTGGCCATTCTGTCCCAGACCCTGTTCGGCACTCTTCCTGGACAACTCCAGGGCCGCACCCAAAATCCCCTACAGATGTTCAGCCTGCGCGATGCCTACGGCGCCACCAACGGTCCTGCCGGCACGCTGCACTACGGCGGCATCAGCCGGGAACAGTTCCCGCTCTGGGGCGGTCTTGAGGTATCCGGCGCCAACGTCAACCCGGAGACACCTACTCTTACCAGACGAGGCTTTATTCCATTCCTGCTCCGGTCGGCAGCGCATTCCGGCGGCGAGGCTTTGGATTTCGTGGTCATGTCCGTGCAGGATTGGACCACGCTTATGACCGACTTCATCCACGTCGAACGATACAATAACGATCCAAGCTCGCGTTGGGGTAAAGAGGACCCCGTCAATAGTGGTTTCCGCGGACTTTTACTTGGCGATACTCCAATCTTCTTTGACCTCAACTTGCCCGTTGGCACAGCAATAGGGTTCAACTCCAAATATATAACTTTGGTTATACACGAAGACGCCAACTGGGCGTGGACGGGCTGGTATTCGACCATCCCACAAGGGCAGATCGCAAGTGTTGGTCTGACTTTGACAGCGTTGAACCTAGTATGTTCCAAGCCTTCGACAGGTATTATTATCAACGGCATCACGGGCGGCGCCCCTGGATTTACCTTCCCGCCGCCGCCACCTCCGCACCTGGGAATTCCCGGAGAATAACAGACGATGGCCGAGGACCCCTGGTTTCCGCACTTCATCCCGCGTCCGGGGATTGCCGGCCCGCTCGTCGGGTCTGGCGGAAGCGTGCCCCAGGTCATCCGCACGGTGGACGAGCCTCGTCTGCCGCCGCGGACGGTGGATTACGGACCTGGACCGCCATTCGTCATCGCGTCTGGCGAGGCCCATACGGCCAGTGTCGATCTGCCGGCAGAGGCTCGCGCCGCCAGGGCGGCCGTTCACGAAGAAGAACCCGAACCGAAGAAGCCGGCCCGGAAGAAATGATAAATGCTGTCGAATTACATTTCGGAAACGCAGAACCTCCTGAATGACAGCGACGGTCAATTCTTCCGGTTGCCGACAGTTACTAATTACATTAATAGATCCAGACGCCGCATTGCCTATATGTCGGGTTGTCTGCGGTGTGTTCCCCCAGGAACGCAAACTGTTCCTGGTCAGGAAGTCTATCCCTTCTCCGATTGGATACCTCTGGTCCAGAAGATCATTCCTGGAACACAATCCATCCTCGCTTGTCGTTCTCTCGCGATAGGGATCGGCGGCAAATGGTCCAGGGACGAACACGGCCCAGCCAGACGGATAGACGATTATGGCGCCCAAGCCGGCGGCTGGAAGATCACAGGCGGTTCCTGGAAACCGATGTGGAAAAGACTGTCCTGGTCTGATTTCCAAGCCCGACTTCGGATATACTCCAATACCTTCATTGGAACCTTCAATGAACCTGGATGGTGGTCACAGCTTGGACTGGGAACCGCAGGTGCCTTGTACCTTGCGCCGATCCCTGCCCAGCGTTTTCCGATGGAAGTCGATCTAACCCTTATCCCCACTCCGCTCTTAACAGACCGAGACATAGAGCCGATCCCTTACCCGTGGCAGGACGCCGTGGCATACTGGGCAGCGGTCTTGATGCTTTTACAGCAACAGAGGGCACAGGATGCTCAAGCGATGGCTCAACTGTTTAACTCGGATCTTCCAATGTGTGCGGCGGTGGTCTGTCCCCAGATGATCACAAACGTCTATGGCGCAACGCTCAGATCAGCCTAGCATCCCAAACCTTGAGGAATGGAAGCGTGACATGGTCATGCGTCGTAAAGGTTATCGCGCGGATTTTTCGCCAAATTTTTCCAATGCGATCCGCGCACTCGGTCTTACCAGACAGGAGCAGTACCTGTATCGCCACCACCTTCATAATCTATCCAAAGGCGGGGTGGTTAATCCAGACCAGTCCATCTCCACCCTCTATCAAACAACTATGGGATACAACGGCCGGCACTATAACATCCCGACAGTCTGGGATAACCAGATCCTGGACGAGGACCAGTCACGGCAACGAGCGTTGCAGACGGGCATCGAAAACTTTCCATCCTATCCGTCTGCAAAAGCCGCGGACGCGCGCTACCAGGACATGCACAAATATCTTGAGAAAGACATGGCCGATTGGTTTCGGAATATTCCGGGACCTCCGCGTTATCCGCCTTTCAAATACGGTCTGGGTCCCGGCAATGAATTGGGAGAATAAATGCCGACCCAATCGACAAACCCTCCCGAATTTCTGGTCCTGCAAGAATGGAAGGGATTAAACCAGCAGGAAAAACGCGGCAGCATTGACGACCAGGAGGAGTGGTGGAATGAGAATTTTTTTGCTGTCGGGCAGGGATGCCTGCGTACTTGCTGGGGTCACGGCGATGCCATCTACACGGCGCCCGCAGGACTTACAATTCTGCGAATATTCTTTGGCTTTATCGGATACCCTACGCCGCAGTTTGCTGCACCGGGACCTGTGTATGGCGGACGGCTCGGTTGGATGTTCCTTAGTGACGGAACGATTGACCAAGTGGACCTCGACACCCTTGTTGTCACTCCTATCGGAAACGGCGGCGCCAGGGAGGTAATATGGGAGCCAATCCCGCCCCAATATTGGGCGTCTGCCGTCGTCTGGCGACCCCGGTTCTTCGGCAATGTCGAAGGGCAACAGGGCGGTGTTCTCTTTGGTTCACCACAGGGATTGTATGCCTGGGATGGAACGACGCTCTATCATCCTGGCGATCCCGCGCCCGACTGGTTAACAGACGCGGCCGAGAGCGGGCCGGCTCCGGTTCCCGGACCCTACATAATGCCGGAGGGTTTGCCGGGGATCTACACGATGGAGGTCTACCAGGAGAGATTATTCGTCGCCGGCAAAGACGTTATAAGCTTCTCCGCTCCCTCGAATGGAGCGGATTTCAGTACCGTGAACGGCGGCGGTTCATTAGGTTACTTCGGAAACAAACTGACATACAGTTATATGGACTTAGCGGCTTCCGCCGGATACTTGTACGTATTTGGCGACAGTTCCACTGATCTAATCAGCAACATGACGTTGTCTGGAAATGGAACCATCGACAGTCCGTTTGTCACCCAATTCAACTACTCGAATATCGACCCACAAGTCGGACACGGTTATCCGCGTCCGGTTGGGAGGTTCGGGCGTTTTCTCATTATGCTTAACGGCGCACCGTTTACAGGCGCCGACACCTCGGTACAGCAACACCGCGGCGGAATATACCTTATGGTTGGCGCCCAGGCAGACCCGATAGGCGACAAGGTCATCACCGTCTTTAATTCCATCGACACGTCCCAGTACCTGCCGACCATGGCCACGGCCAACATGTTCGGGTTCCGGGTAATCCTCATAAATGGACAGTTCACAGACCCGTGGGGAGTTAGCAGAAATCTGCTTTTGATGTACCACCCCGTGAAGGGCAAGCAGTTCTGGTCTGTAGCCAGCCAGAACCTGGACCTCCAGAACATCGGGACCTACGAGCAGGACAGCATAAATACGCCCTACGGCGCCACGACCACGCAGCTTTTTGAGCTTTTCAAGCAACCGGACAATCTCCTGCCCAAGCGTCTTTCGACAAAAGCCCTGCGTGGCCAGTCGTTTATAGTCGAAAAAGACTTCAAGCGTCTGTATATCGAGATCCACGACGAGAGCGTGAACTGGAACGCCACGGGCGCCAATATCATCACCGGACCTGGATTTGGTGTATCCATCACCGGGACCCAGACATCGGGCGGCGGCAGCGTGGTCGGGGGCCGGCAGGACATTTCGTTTGAAATGCCGTCTGGAAAGAGGTATGATCTCTTGCCTTATCCCACGGTCGGTAAAGGGATATGGACCTACGTCGATTTGCAGTCCCTATCACCGGACTTCACGATAGAAAGACTTCATTTCGGCGCAGAGGAACGCACCCAATACGGTGCCTAACCAACTGCATCACGCAGGAGAAGAGCATGCTCGACCAGGAAATCCTCACCCACAATAGGCGTAGACGGCGTCGTGGCCGTCGGCATGGTCGGTGAGCCATGTTGGAACATAACAGACGGCGCCGGGGCCGTAGGCACCGGAGGTACTGATGGCGCGTCGTGGCAGAAAAGGCCGGCGCGTCCATGGACGTATGCGCTTCTTCAAGAGGCGTAGACGCGGCCGGCGGTAAACAGACATGGCGTCACCGAGGTACGGTTCCAACGTAACTCGGTCGCTGCGTCGAAACCTTCGCATCAAGCCGTGGCGGTTGCCTAGCTACAGGCCACGGCTCAATGCGTACCGTAAGGGGAGAAGACTGTAATGGCTCGTGGTATTCATCTAGGCCACCGCAGCCGTGTCGATCCCTCGGCCAGATTTGCGACCATGCGACCGTCCAGTCGCGTCAGGTTCCGTCCTGACGTGCCGAATGGTCGTGGCGCCGGCAGAGGAAGACGCCGCGGTTATCGGAGGCGTTAATGGCCCGTTCCAGACGTGGCCGTAATCCGGGCGGGTTCGGTCCGGTGATCAAGAACCCGTGGACGAGCGAAGGAAGGTTCGGATGGCGGGGATCGACGCCGCGAGGTCAAAGCCCGCGGATCGGGGGCCGCGCGGGTCCCATCCGCAGCGCCAGCCGCGGAAGTCGAAGGCGTTAAATATCCCGCAGAACGGCTCTGAAGCCGATCTGCACGTCACAATTGCGGAATTCCTCGATTGGGCGCTCTCTTCCCCCGCGTTTTACACCACATTTCCGGCTGGTTGGGGCAAATTGCGCGGCCAGACCGCATTTCGTCTGAAACGCTCTGGACTGAAAGCGGGGATGCCCGACATCCTTGTTTTTTATCGTGGCCAGACAATGGGAATAGAACTGAAGGTATATGGTGCAGCCGCAAGTTCTGTGCAGCGGACCACATTCGCGGCGCTACAGGGTGCCGGCGTGCCAATTTATATCTGCCGAAGCATCGAGGATGTCGTTGAAGCGTTAAACCGATGCCGTATACCGTTTCGGTTCACATCCGGGAGAATAGCATGCTAAAAGCACTCGCACTCGCCCTTGCAATGCTGGGCATTCCCACGGTAGCCTCTGCCCAAATGGTGGTTCGGGCGCATTGCCCGCCAGGATTTGTTCACGAGGGAGAATACTGTGTCGGAGAAGGTCATAGACTGCCTTTTTCAGATTTCATGGCTGGTGGCCGTTGGTTTGGTCGTCCTTTTATCCGTCCATGGAACCGCCCCGGCTATGGCGGCATGGGCCGGCCCCACGGCGGGTTCAGCCCTATACAT